TTATTGCTTCAAATCCAAAACGTGCGTTTAATTTTGCCCCCTGCACGGTGGCGGTCAATTTGGCAATCTCACGGCCGCCCAGTGTTACGCCCTCGGCGTGTAACTGCTGCCATTTCTTAAATGTCTTTTTGAGATATTCTAAAAAATCCGGCTCCACAATTCCGTTGGTTGGTGTCATGTTCTTTTCCATCCTCTTTTCCTCGCTTTCCCGGTCCTCTGACCGTTTACCCAGGCATGCCGCCTGGAAATCTTTTTATAATGTGCCAATATGGCTTTTACTTCCGGCATGTCTAAAACTTTTACTTCCACTTTCAATTCCGCCATAGTCTACCGCCTTTCAAATCTTACCCTGCTGCATCCGCTCATAATAAAACATGTACTGCTGCATAATTCCGGCGGTGCCTGGGTACTTATGGACCGGGAAATGTCCGTGGTAATGGTTTTCTTCTATTCTGGAAATCCATGTGTCCCGTGGAAACGCTTCTGTAAAATGCAATCCAAAAAGGCAAATACAATTTGCAACCTTGGGGCCAATCCCCAGAAATCCCGTTAAGGTCTTGTATGCTTCCTCACGGTCTGCGGCCGCTCCGGCATCTGTCCGACCCTGGTGGTTTCTTGCCGCTTCAATCAGATATTCCGCCCGGTAATATGCCCCCAATGCTTCCAATTCCTCTTTGGGTGCATTGGCTATGGCTTCCGGGGTTGGGAATGCATAAACCAGGCTTCCGTTATACGGGATGCCCCGGCCGTATACTTGGCAAAGTCTTTCAATGGTTCCCTTTATCCTGGGGATGTTATTTCTTTGACTGATAATAAAAGACGCTATGGTTTCCCACGGGTCCTGCCGTAAAATGCGGATGCCTTGGGCGGCTTGTCCTGCTGCCATTAAATATTCATCCCTTGGGTCAATGCTCTTTATGATTTTTCCATAATCTTCGGAAAGGTCAAAATACTGTTTCCAGGTATTTGTAAAATCCTCTTCGCTACAATCCAGGCGGAACGCACCGCCGCCCAACTGTGAAATGGTAACAACCTTGTCTTTATGTATAACCAAATAGGCATTTTCCCTGGTTCTCTTCCAACGGAAGCATTGGCCGGAATTGGCTATTTGGTTAAGGTCAAAATTTTGTATTTCCTTTAAAATCATAGTGCCGTCCTTTCCTGCCTAAATATAAATGGTGTTGTATAGTGTCATTTGCAAATCTGAAAAAGCAAATTGCGGCGTTTCTTCCGGCTTCATGGGCGGCATCAATCCCCGTTCTTTCCATTCCTTGTGCCTTATTTCCGGCACCGGACAAAACCGTTTAACCTCTGCATCCATGACCGCTTCCAGTTCTGCATGTTCCATAAGTGCCTTGTAACCCGTGTAAATCTCTTTTCCATCCTTTACAATCCGCAAACGCTCCGATTGTTCAAATACCCCTATAAATTCCCGTAATTTCATAGCGGCACCCCGTATTTATGGAAAAATACGCACGCACACACAAAGGCAACAATCATAGCCACGCCCAGGATGCCGAAAAATACCCGGCGGCCTTTGGGGCTTTCATTGGCTCCCAGTGAATAAATAATTGCCGTCCCGGCCAGTGCCAGGTAAAGGATAGCGCCGCCGCCTATGATGATAACCATAAGGGCAATAATTCCTATTACTTCTAAATTTGTCATGCTTCGTTTTCCTCGCTTCCTCTTATTCCTCGATAAACACAAGGGCGGAATATTCTACCTCATGGCCCACAATATCTTTGCCCCTCATTTTCGGCACAACTGCCGTTTGGTACTGGGTGCATACTTGTTGAAGAAATGGGGCTTTGCTATTTCCAAATTCTGTGTTTATCTTCTCTGCCAGGCCATCCGGCGTGGTGTCTTTCAATATTTTTGCTTTCATATTCTTTCATGTACTCCCGTAACTGCTGCCGGGACGTTGCCACTTTCCTTGTGGGTACTCCTGCGGCATCCAACTTTTCTTTGATTTTCAATAACTCTTCTCGGTAAAACACTCCCATGTGACTGCCTGGTCTTGTGGTGTAGTCCAATGGCCGTGCATCCACCGCCAACAATTCCCGTAATATCTTCGCCGTTGTGGCTCCGTACTGCCGAAATACACCCGTGGCAATAAATGTTTTCTGCCACACAAACAATTTGAAACCCAGGGCCTTTTCTACTGCTTCCAGGGTGTTTTCTAAATCTGGCTCATTTATGGGTCTATAAATCCAATCCATGTTCTTCCCCATGCCTGGTTCCTCGCTTTCCGTCCTGCTGCCGCCTGGGCTTATAATGTTCTCTGTGCCACCTCTGCCCGGTAAGGCTCTCCCCCTCGTTTCAATTCATGGTAAATGGTCGCCCGGTGTACTCCTACCGCCTGGGCAATCTCCGTAACCTTTACCCCGGAATTTTTCATGGCTTCAATACGTTTTCTGTCCGCAAAGTCCAATCTTTTCCTTTCTTTTCTCATGTTTCCACCTTTCTTTCTGTTTTTCTGTAAATAAAAAAAGAGTGCCACAAGAGTTTATTTCTCTTGTAACACTCTGATTTTTCCAATAAAAAAATCAAATGCGATAGAGTTATCAACCCTTGTCGCATTTGATTTTACAACTTACCAAAATCTTTTTCTGCTGCATGAAAAGGGGCAGTTATGTTCTCTCAAACTTTCCTGCCCTGTTAATAATCAGATTTTTTAATCTTTTCAGATCATAAGATGCCAGGGTCAAAAGGTCTAA